CCACTGCTACTACTTACATTATATGTTCTAGAAAGAGAACCAGCACCACTTCCTGAAGCAGTTCCACTTAAATATCCATGACAGGTTAGATTACTAGGTCCTTGTGGTCCTGCAGGTCCTTGTGGTCCTTGAGGTCCCTGTGGTCCTGGAGGTCCCTGATTACCCTGTGGTCCTGGAGGTCCTTGAGATCCTTGACCACCCTGATTACCCTGTGGTCCTGGAGGTCCTTGAGATCCGCCAGGTCCTGGAGGTCCTTGAGAACCTTGCCCACCTTGAGCACCTTGAGCACCTTGATTTCCTTGTGGTCCAGGAGGTCCAGGAGGTCCTTGTCCACCATCATCACCATCACTACCATCAGATCCTGGTGATCCTGGTGATCCTGGAGGTCCTGCATTACCGCCAGGTCCTGGAGGTCCTTGTGGTCCTTGTGATCCACCAGGTCCTGGAGGTCCTGATCCACCTGTTCCACCTAAATCTCCAGTTCTTGCAAAACTAATTACACATTCTTCAGTATTTGATGGAACATTTCCAGAAACTGGAGCAACAACTATCTGTAACCAACCAGTATTATCTGTTACTGCACCACTAACTGTAAAAATTGAATATGTTCCATCAGTATTATTATTAGACTTAACAATTATCTGTCCTCTATTTGCAGTATTTGTGGAATCATCCCATGTTGCTATAAAATCTGATACATCAGTAGATTCTATTGTAGTAGCATCAATAGCAAATCTAGATATAGATCCAAAAGTAGCATTATTATATCTAAACTTTCCTGTTCCAGGATCAGTCATAGATGTGCTATTAGAAAATTGATATCTTAATCCACCTTTATCACCTTGAGGTCCTGTAGGTCCTGTAGGTCCTTGAGCACCTTGAGGTCCTTGTCCACCCTGATTACCTTGTGGTCCTGGAGGTCCTTGTGGTCCAGTAGGTCCTTGATCACCCTGATTACCTTGAGGTCCTTGTGGTCCAGTAGGTCCTGGTGGTCCTTGAGGACCTGGAACAGTAGAAGCAGGTCCAGGAGGTCCACTAGGTCCAGGAGGACCTATAGGACCAGTTTCACTAACTGGAACCCATGAACCATTTTGTCGAACCTTAAGAGCCATAAATTATTTTTTAGTTATTTATTGTGCGGTTCCTGGGAACGTAGTCTGCCCAGTAGAGTAACCCAAACAATGTTGTATATAGTTATGAGAACCAGAAGCAACATTATCTCCACTAGTAGTCCAACCAATAGTACCTAACTTATTATTAGTTACATCAACACTATTAATTAGAATACGTTTATTTCCATTACCATTAAACAGTATACCATATCCTTGGGTCATACTATTATTATTGGGAGTTTGTCCAGTAGTATTACCAAACATATCACCACCACATTGTCCACCAATAATTTGAATGTCATGATTACTACCAACAGCACTTATACCATGAAAATTTCCTGCTGAAGTTTGTGAATTATGAGCACAATGTGGAGTACTTATATGAATCTTATTATGATTAATTCCACCAATTTCAATACCATGCTCACCATTACCTCTACAATCAGGACTTCTAATCCATAATACACCATCAAAATTACTATCAGTTGCTATTCCACTATCATTATTACTACTTGAATATACATTATCAATCCAAATAGTGTTTCCACCAGATATTTCAACTCCATTCTCTTTATTTTGATCAAAATCACAATTTGTTATTCTGTGGAAAGCACCATGATTACCTCCACCACCATTCATACTTGAATCAAACTTCATTCCAATCTTACAACGAAGACCACAACAATCCTTTGCCCAAATAGAATTAGTATATCCCTTGAATAAAAATGCTACACAAGTATTATGTCTAGAACCACCAATAACACCATCAACTACAATATTCTCTAATCTAGTTTGATCCTGACGAGTATCTGTTCCTTTCTCACATAAAATTGCATAGGTACTATTAGTAGGCAAATCTCTTACCTCACAATTTCTAATTGCAGAATTAGCATATCCAATCAAAGCCATACCTTGGAAGCATTGTCTAACGTAAACTTGCTCAATAGTAACACCTTGCCTGTCAGCAGTTGATGTAGCTTTGATTCCTACTCCACCAGTTTTAGTGACAGTAGAATCTATTCCTAAATGTCCAATATAAACTGATATAGAATTGTTTACTTCAATAACATTATTAGTTGTACTTGTACTTCTAATAATTGATCCACCACCATTATCTCCTGTTAATGGGAAATGACCATTTGCACCTACAAGTCTTATATTCTTTACACTAGAATTAATCTGTAAAGCAGCAGATACTCTATAAATTCCTGGTGGGAGATAAACAGTTCCACCAGTTATACCTAAAGAGTTAATTGCATTTTGAATAGCAGTCTTATCATCATTACTATTATCACCAAGTGCACCAAAATCTTTTACATTAGCAACATAATATCCATTAATCCACTTAATACCAGAATTCTCACTACTATCTGCAGTAATAAATTTATTATTTGATCCTACTGGTACTCTTCCAACAGTATTATCAGCATTAGCAACTATTAAATCACCTTTAGCATCAACGATTGATGATAGTATTCCACCACCAGAAGTAGTACCATTCGCAGCTGCAGTAATTCTTCCCTGTGCATCAACAGTTATATTTGTATTATTATATGATCCAGCAGTAACTGATGTATTTGCAAGATTTAAAGTTACTCCTCCAGTAGTTCCTCCACCAGATAATCCAGTACCAGCAGTTACTTCTGTTATGTCACCACTACCACCTCCACCTGGAGGTCCTGGAGGTCCTGGAGTAGTAGATCCTGGTCCTGGTGGACCTGGAGGTCCAGCAACAGTAGAAGCAGGTCCTGGTGGTCCAGCAGGTCCAGAACCACTAGAATTAAGTGTAGTACCACTCATAGAAAGATTAGTTCCAAGAGTAGCATAAGTTAATTTATTTCCAGAATCATCCCAAAATACTAATTTATCTGCACCTGCATCATCAGCAACAATATCCCCAGAACTTATTGAAAGAATATCTGTTACATTTGTACCTACAGAAACACTTCCACCACCACCTCCAGCAGCAGCAATAGTAATTGAATCATTTGAATTATTTGTTGTTATCGTTACGTTACTACCAGCAACTAATGTTAAAGTATCAGCAACACCATCTGCCTGAACTGTATTCTGTCCACTTACAGCAATATCTCTAAATGCAGCAGATACTGTTGTTCCAGGACTACCAGTTTCTTCTGAATACCATAAATCCCCATCACAAGCAGTATAACCACCACCTGCTGGAGTCGTTGGATCAGTTAATTGTACATATTTACTACCATAAGCATTACTTGTAGATCCAATACCTATTATACTTGAAGTATACCAGATTGGACTCTCACAACTTCTCTCTGCAAGTGCAAGATTCTTATATTGTTTTACCGCTAAATTAACAGCAGGTCCAACAGGTCCTATTGGTCCCGTAGGTCCTGTAGGTCCAGTTGATCCTGGATTACCTATAGGTCCTGGAGGTCCTCCTGGTGGTCCTGGAGGTCCAGTATTTCCCTGTGGTCCAGTTGATCCTTGAGGTCCAGTTAATCCAGTTGGACCTCCAGGACCTGGAGGACCTTGAGCACCAGGATCAGGTATTCTGACCCATCCATATCCATTCCATCTCCAAGTAGCACTACCTACAGTATGTGTATCATTAATACTAGGATTATTTGGAAAATTTATAGGCATTTAAAAATATTATTAACTAGGTCTTGTTGGAAATGTTGGGTCTGAAGGATCTGAAGTATTTGCTGGAAGATCTCTTAATTGCTGACGATACGTTGCCCATTCAGTTTTCTTACTAGAAGATAATGGACTGTCTGTAAATTGAGTCCAATCAGATCTAAGAAGTTCTCCATCTCTAATATTTCTAAGAGATTCCCAGTGTTGTTCTGTTGTTATTGTAGGTTGTGTTGGTGGAGTAAAAGTACCACTACCACTATTATATGTATATCCAACATTGGCATCACTAGTAGTAGAAACACCAACTACCGTACCCATAAGTCCAGCAGTTGTGGTTCCAATACCAACATTATAGACTTTATTGTCGGAATGTATCCATAATAATTTAAGTTGATTAGACATAATTAGAAATCTCCGAATTCTGTAATTATAACACAACCAGCATTTCCAGCAATGCCGTGCTGCCCACTACTATTAGAACTACTATACCATCCTTTAGCACCTTTACCATAATAAGAATTACCATCACCAGCAAATCCAGCATCTAAAGAAGTATGATGATCAGATGTATTAGTAATAGTGTGATCATTTAGATTTCTATTTCCATTATGTCCAGGAAATAAAGTTGGAGCAGAATAATGAGGATAAGAACCACTAAGAACTGAATAAGCATTAGTAGTCGTCGCACCGATACCATGTCCATTTGATATCGAATTGCCATATCCTTCAGATCCATATCCACCAAAAGCTCTTAAAAGAATTCCAGCAGATGAATAATTAGTATAAAACTCAGACGTACCACCATTACCACCATTTTTTCCAGAACCTTGGTTATTACCATAAGTACCTGCAGTTCCACCAGAACCAGCACCAATTGCACCAGAAATTATATCAGAAGCTCTGACCCATATCTCAGAGTAACCACCACCACCTCCACCATAAGTTCCGTGTTCATAACTACCAGTCGTATTAAAAGCACCACTACCACCTCCACCACCAATAAGTTGGACACGAACCATTACAGTTCCAGATGTGGGAGTATATGCAGTTAAAGAACCAGTATATAGAAATCTATTATAAGGTCTACTTTTGTCTCCACCAATATTACTTTGAAGAGTAGATTGACTTGTCCATGTCCACGGACTACCAGTTCCATTAGATGTAAGAAGATCTCCTGAATTACCAAAACTACCATTGTTCCAATCTTTAATATACTGTGTCTGACTTACCCTAGATGCCAATATCTCCCCATGTGGATTCCATTGTAATTGAGCACTCTCATCATCCATTTTAAGGATTTGTTGCTGATTATCAGTAGTACTATCAACAAATATTAAATTATGCCAAGCATTACCACTATCAGTTCTAATTGTTGCAGTGCCAGCATTTGATGCACCTGGTCCAGGAGGTCCTGGTGGACCTGGAACAGTTGAATCTGCACCTGGAGGTCCTGGTGGACCTGGAACAGTTGAATCTGCACCTGGTGGTCCAGCAACAGTTGAATCTGCACCTGGTGGTCCAGCAACAGTTGAATCTGCACCTGGAGGTCCTGGTGGACCTGGAACAGTTGAAGGAGTACCATCATCACCATCTTCACCTGGAGGTCCTGGTGGACCTGCTGTTGTTGAATCAGATCCTGGAGGTCCTGGAGGTCCAGGTGGTCCTGCTGTTGTTGAATCATCACCATCAGATCCTGGAGGTCCTGGAGGTCCAGGTGGTCCTGCTGTTGTTGAATCAGATCCTGGTGATCCAGGAGAACCTGGAGGTCCTGGAGGTCCTGCTGTTGTTGAATCATCACCATCAGATCCTGGAGAACCTGGAGGTCCTGGTGGACCTGCTACAGTTGATCCAGGTCCTGGAGGTCCAGGAGGTGCTACACTTTCAACTCTCTTCCAAACAGTGCCATTCCACTTCCATTGCACACCATTCTCGGTGTGAGTGTCATTAGTGCTAGGACTATTTGGAAAATTAAAAGCTGCCATATTATTACTCTGGTATCACTACAATATTACTAGCAATGACGCAATCGGAACCAGTCCAAAGGATCTTGAAATACTCATTGTTGGCAAGCATTATTTCTGTGGGTGCGTTTCTATCTGTAGTTGCAGTTCCACCTGAATGTCCCTGCCAGTTCTGATCATTGAAACTTTGACTATTGCTAAGTTGAGTAGCATATGCTACATTCTTACCAAAAGAATTACAATAAGCTACCTTACAATCATTAATACCATTAGGTCCAGATGAACTAGATCCAAAATGTATATCTATATATGCATTACCTGCATCGTTCTTCAACCTTATAAAATTTATAATCACCCTCTGATTACCACCAGAAGTGTTCTGATGGTTGAGTAGAGTTCCAGACGATGCACCACCAACGCAATTTAAATTATATACTGTTGCTGCCATAATTTTAAAATACCTTTTTAATATTTAGAATCATACTGGAATCTGCCAATCACTAACAAAAGGTGCTTGTCCTCCTGGAGGTCCTGGAGAACCAGCAGGTCCTGCTGATACTGTTACCCATTGAAAACTATTACCATCATTATAATAAACATGTAAATCTCCATCATCACTATCCCACCACATATCTCCATGAGAAGAAGGACCAGATGGAGGAGATGTTCCAATATCTAATCCAGCAACACCAGCTGGTCCTGGAGGTCCTGCTGGTCCACCAGATCCTGAATTACCAGTTCTTGAAAAATTAAGTACACATTGTTCATTATTTGAAGGTATTGTCCCTGCAACAGGACTCACAGAAATGTTTAACCAACCTCCATTATCTACTACACTAGTAACTGTAAATACACTATAAGTATCATCTGAATTTTCATTCGACTGTACAACTAATGTTCCTTTATGAGATGTGTTTGTAGAATCATCCCATGTTGCTATAAAATCTGATAAATCTGTAGATTGCGTTGTTAAACTATCAAGCACAATATTACTAATAGAACCAAATGATCCACTACTATACCTAAAATTACCAGCTCCAGGATCAGATATAAGATTACTAGATAAAAATTTATACCTTAATCCACCTTTATCACCTTGAATTCCTTGAATTCCTTGAATTCCTTGTGGTCCTTGAGTACCTTGAGTACCTTGATCACCTTGTGGTCCTGGAGGTCCTGCTGAACCTGGAGGTCCTGCTGGTCCTGGAGGTCCTTGTGCACCTGGAGATCCTTGCGTTCCTTGATTACCTTGATTACCTTGTGGTCCTGGAGGTCCTGCTGGTCCATCATCCCCATCATCCCCTGCTGGTCCTGGAGGTCCTGCATCCCCTGCTGGTCCTGGAGGTCCTGCTGAACCTGCTGAACCTGGAGGTCCTTGTGGTCCAGTAGCACCTCTACCACCAGCATTTGTCTGAACCCATTGTCCTGAATTAGGATCATCATAATAAATGTATAATTCCCCAGTATCACTTTCCCACCATAATTCACCCATTCTAGGTGCAGGTATATTTGGTGGATTATCAGCAACTGTTACTGGATTAATTGAAATAGTAGCAGCAATACCCATTGGTTGTGCCGTTGCAGTTACAGCAGCACCAACAAAATCTAATTGAGTAATACTAGAAGCAGTACCTACAAGAACACTCTCATTAAATACACTAATCGCACCTGGAATTAGACCACCACCAATAGGAACCCAATATCTTTGTCCTGGATGTGTTGGTAAAGATACCATCTGATATTGTTGCCCAGCTGGTACTGAAGAATTATCATTTCCACTCTGTGCTGCACCAGTGGTTGCAGATACAAATGTATGTGTATAATCACCACCAGAAGTTACAGAATTTGTTAAAGCAGATTGGAATTGATGAGTTGTTGTATTAGATGATTCACCAACAAAAAGACTAATTGAAGATGCAGTTGTTGCTACAATAGGAACTGCAGTATCATATGCTCTATCACGTTTTTGCTTAATACCACCAGAAGTTGCAGATACAAATGTATGAGTTGTTGTATTGGTTGAAGGAACATTAGCAAGAACTTGAATATCAAAAGTATTTGTAGTTACATTCCTAACTCTAATCCACTTATTAGCAATTGGATCGGTATTTCTTGGATAATCATGCTCTGTGGCATTATTATCCTCCATACATTTAAACTTAAGAGTTCCAGTATCTAACTTAACCCAATCACCGTTACGCATTCCGTGATTAGCAACAGCAATTCTTACTAATCCAGTTTGAGGATTATATGTTGTACCACTTGCAGCAGTATGGGTATCAATAGTACTTCTTGGATAAGCATGATCTGAACCATTACTATCCTGTGCACAACGGAAGGTTACAGCACCCTCACTTAACCTAACACTATTTTTTACTTTCTTAAGACCGTTATTTGCAGCAGTTATAAATGTATGAGTTGTTGTATTAGTTGAGGGAAAAGCATCAAGAACCTGTATATCAAATGTATTTGTTGTTGGATTTACTACTTGTATCCATCTTCCACTAATAGGATCGCTTGATCTTGGATAAGTCTTATTACCAGATCCATGAGTACAACTAAATGTTAACGAATCATCTGCAAGTTGAACAAGTTCTCCTTCACCAAATCCATGACCTGCAACTGTTAAAGTTAAGTTACCAGTACCTGGTGTATATGCAGCATTAGTTACTGTATGAGTAGATGGAGATTCTAATTGATGATTTGTAGCAAGATCAAGTACTAAAATTCCAGTTGCAGGTGTATATGATCCACCTGAAGGAGTAAAAGATTTACTAGGAGTTGTACCTACATTAACTGTAACTGTTGTATTTGTTCTTTCTTTGATAGAAAGTTCTGGATTACCACCAGCAGGGTCAGTTGAACGTGGATACTTATGTTGAGAAAAATGATTATCTTGTGCACACGTAAAAGTTATAGATTCTTCAAATATTCTAATCTTATCGTTAACAGAAAGATTATGTGAACCTATTGTTATTGTTAAATCACCTGAAGATGGATTATATGTTGCTGCACTTATATTATAGTTTATAGTCGCATTAGGATCTCCAAGATTGGGTTCTGTCTGCTCCAATCCAAGGAAATTATACCTGTCATCCGTTAATTTATATTGAGGGGTTCTTTTTACCCTGCCACTAAGATACTTAGGCATATCACGTCGTGCTATTTTCTAATATACTGCCAACAAACTCCATTTCTAATGGAGCAACAAAACCACCATTCATACTTTGTCCTACGTTGACTCTAATTGTTGTTGCATTAACTCTAGCAACATTTAAATTCTGTCCAGAAGCTGGATCTGTTGAACGTGGATATGAATGTTCAGTTGCTCTATTATCCATAGAACATGTGAATATGAAAGAATTATCTGCCAATTTCACTTTATCATTATTTTGAAGATTCATTGAAGGAAGAGTAATTGTCATTTCACCTGAAGTTGGATTATATGATGCATTTGAGGGAAGATACTTTGTACCCACTGTTACTGTACTACTTACCATAACTTCAACAGCGTTAGGTTTACACCTTTCAAAGTAATGAATAGCAGGTTGATAAACATGGGGATATCCTTTTGATACACCAACTTCTGCAGTAAATGTCTTTGATGTTCCAACAGTTGCACCTTCTGTAATACTATCAACTACAAAAGATTGTTGTGGATCTGGGAAAATTGTAGTTGTAATACCAGTACTTCCAGTACATGAAAAACTAATTCCACTCATACATATGGGATCACCAGCACTTAATTTATGAGCAGCTGCAGTAGTGACTGTAGCTATTCCAGATGGTTCATGATATGCTACATTAGTTATTATACCAACATTCTGTTGTGTTCCTTTTATAAAAATCTTATCTAAAACTAAAGGTGTTTTTTCTAACACCATTCTACCATCAACTATAATTACAGCATCATTTGGTGGTATCTCAACATCTTCTATAACTTTAATATCTCTTGTATTACCAGTACTTCTTGATTCTCTTCTTTGAATAAAAGTAACAGTTGGATATGTATTTCCAGCACCAACATGTGCTACTTGTGCATATAGCAAAAGAGCAGAAGTTCCTGTAGGTACTTCATAAAGTTCTTGCATTCCTGGTGCAACAGGAACTGCTAATGATATAAACTTATTGACTGGTGCTATTGCCATATTTTATCTCAAAGCTAGTATTAAGGGGGTTAATTGTGCTTGAATTGCTCTGTTAAAGTCTCTTCCTCGAATTGTTGATGTTGTCTGATCAATTGTTAGTCCATCACCAATTCTAAAGTTACCTTTTTGATCGGTACTAGTGAACGGAACTTGTCCTCCATTCTTGGCAATAACTTCATTTTCAGGTCTAGGTTTTCCACCTTGGAAGGGGTTAGCTGTATTTAGGTCTGTACCAGAACCAATATATTCAAATGAATGTGAACTGGTTATAATTCTACTCAATCTTACAAAGTCAACTCTTGTTGAAGCATTAAGATTATAAGGAATAAATTCATTAAAGGTAACTGAAGATATTCCAGTAGGATGATTTGCACCATCTGTTGCATCACTAACAGTATATAGAATTGGATCAGTATCAACATCTGCAGTTGCTGCTCCACCACCAGAAATTGATACTACCAAATTCTGTGTAGGTAAGAAATTCCTTCCACTATTAATAACATCAATAGAAGTAATTGTTCCTGCAGCACTTACATTTGCAGAAAATTCTGGAAGAATACCTTCAGGTCCTAATGGATCTGGAAGATTATTATTACCACTATCAATAACAGTAATAATTGGTGGTGCTCCAGCATTATAATCACCATTATTACCACCATTAGTAATTTCTAATGATCTAATTTGCTCTAAAGGTGCAGTTATTGTATTATTAGCAGGAGTATCATTATATTGACTTAAATTTAAATGGAAATAAGCACCTTGACCGTCAAATGGTGTTCTATTATTATTACCCTGATCTTGAGTATTATTAACAACTACAATATCAGTTTCAGCTTCAGTTGTAGTTAATACTGTACCATCAAATTCAACAGCACCATATCCATCTGCTACAAGACCTTTATTACCAAATGAACTATTAGAGTTTGTTAGGTCACATTGCCCACCTGAAGAACAAAATATACCAATATCACATCCAATAGTAAATATAGAAACTAACTGTGCATATCCATTATTTGTAAGTGATACACCGATACCATTTTCATTATATTGTGTAAATGAATCACAAACCATACTCTTAATATCCTGACCTAAATTATTATCTCCACTGAAACCAGCATTACAATGATTACCATCAATTCTCATACCAATACTACCTGTCATAAAATTAGTACAGTTTCTAATATAAGGACTCTTATATCTACCAGATGCACCTTCATTCGCAGGTCCTAATATTGCATATCCACTAACTGCTTGGAAATTATTTCCTGCATTAACATCTGCTTGTGTTGGTGGGAATGCTACTGCACCACATCCAGGATGATTCACTGCAACACTAGAACCAGCAAAACTCAAATTTTCTACTAAACATCCTCTTCTAACATGGAATACATCTCTAGTTGCATTATTTGGAACTATAGTAACTAATCTTAAATCTTCACCACTAATTGCAACATCAGTTCTTAATCCAATTGGATTATTCTCATTATAAACACCAGAACGAACTTTAACAGTATCACCCTCTTGTGCTATTGCAGCTGCTGCAGCAATAGTATGTTTTGCATCACCCTCTAATAATCCACTATTAGTATCACATCCATTCTTTGTAACCCAAATAGTTCTCTTTGTTTGAACACCAGAAGGTCTCCATGATACACCAGCACCTACACCACTTACATTAAATGATGATAATCTATAATCAGTCTTACATGCACCAACACCAGTATTATCAAAATAATCAATTAACTGACTTTCTAATTCTAAATCACCAAATATTGTTGCTTTCTGCCCTACATTTAGATTTTTCTCAATACCAACACCACCTTCTACAATCAATGCCCCATCATCTTTAGTAGTTGATTGTGTAGTATCTTCAACTTTTGTAATTCCACCAACAAATAGTTTCTTGGCAATACCAACACCACCATCAAACACTGCTGATGCATTACCTATACCAGAAGCTTCTGTTGTATTATTAGAAGTAATCAATCCATCTACATCAAGTGCAGCATTTAAATCTGTATCACCATCTACATTTAATGTACTATCAAAATCAACAGCACCACCTACATTTAATCTCTTAACAATACCAACACCACCATCAATTTGAACTGAACTAGATGAAGTAGGACTTGTTGAATCTGTTACATCATTAAATGTTGTCTTACCATCAACATCAAGTTGAGCATTAAAAGTAACATTACCATCTACATTTAATGTTGCATCAAAATCAACATCACTAGTCGCATGAACGGTTCCAGTTATATCTAAAGTAGTAGATGGATTATTATTATTAATACCAACCTTGGTCATCCTATAAATTGGAGAATCATTATCAGTATTCGTGTGTCCCCAATAATCTTGCGTTTGTATTCTGGCAATCGCTGTAGGATTATTTGGATCTGGTATAGGAATTAATGTATCAGTTCCTAAACCAGCACTATTTTTCTGCGTAAAGTTTAAAGTTGAAAATAGTTGAGCAGTACCACCAAGAGGTAATGTTGAATGTTCATCTTGTATAAAGAATCCATCTTGATTAACAGGAGATGCTACTACCCACCTAATACCATTACCATCTCTCTTTAAATAATTACCATTAGCACCATAAGAATCAGCAGAGTCTATTATATGACGATCAATCTTTACACTACCATCTAGATTTAATCTTATTTTTCCATCAGCAGAAGGATTATATCCTGGAACTGTAATACCAGTGGGATCAGTACTTCCAATTCCAACACTACCACCTTCAGTAACTACAAATACATCATCACCAGCATTAATTTTAAATTGAGTTGGATCTGTATAAGTCTCAAATCCTGTAGTTCCTACGCCAACTTTCCCTGCAGTAGTAACAACAAAAGATGAATCTCCACTTTCTCCAATTTCAAACCTACCTGCAGGTGTAGTAGTTCCTAATCCAACTCTACATTCATCTGTAACAACTAAACAATTATTACCAACTTCAAATATACCATCAGGTTGTGTGGTTCCAACACCAACATCACCCTCATCAGTAACTATAAGAGAAGATTTAAATGGATCAATTGGTCGTGTAGGGTCAAGAGTAGCACCACCAATACCAACTTCAAATCTACCTGTTGGTTGTGTTGATCCAATACCAACTCGACCACCTGTTTGTCCCTGTCCACCTATACCATTAGTAGTGGATATTGCAGTAAAAACAGTTCCAGCAACACCAACATCAAGTCTTTGTTTTACTGTTAGATAATCAAAATCAACAGGTCCAATAAATGTTGCTATTCCACTTACATAAAGATTACCAACAGTTACATCACCAAGATTAATATCATCACCATCACCCCAACTAATTGCAGTAGCATCTATATCAGCATATAACTTACCATAAATGTATACGTCATCATAAAATTCTGATACGTTACCGTGCCTATTTTCTGGGGTTTGCGGTGATTCGTTATGTGCCATTATCCCAACCCACTCTTAATACTGGAAAGTGTATCACCAGAAATTTGTGTGCCAGCAGCACACCATCCAGCAAATGTCAATTCACGTGGTGCTAAATTTCCATGTAAAGCATCACAGTTTGCAACATTACTATTAAGATCTATTCTATTTCCTGCCTTTAATTGTATATCCTTACCTGCATCTAACATAATATTTTCATCAGAGTCAATTACAATATTTTTAGCAGTTATTTTAACAGCACCATTGGATTGAGCAGTAATAGTAATATCACCACTTCTTCCAATAAGATTAATACTACATCCACCTCCAGCTTTTTCTCCTCCAATAATCTCTATAGCTTGGTCATTCATAAGATGGAGATCTCCACCATTATTCATACCAATAGCACTAGTATTATTATCTGCAGCTAGACCAATTAAATTATAAACAACAGACCCATTCTCACCCATTTCTGGATTTCCTGACTCTATTCTAAAATGTGGTCCAAAGGAATCGTATTGCCTTTGTTGCCAATTTTGCTTATCAGCTGGTCTTTCTGCCATTTTTTACAGTCCTATGCTAATATTTATCTCAACTGACACAATCAATAACTTCCTTAACATCACCCTGATATGGAGGTCTTGGTTTCAATTGTGGTTTTAATATAGCACCATATCCAGTTTGAGTTATAATTATCAATTCTGGCAATTCAGTGATCTCATTGACATTTGCAACTGAAGAATCAGATGGAATAACATTTAAAATACCACCCGTATTATCATCAATATACACAGTATATTCATTATCAAAGGAATCAGTAACTATATCACCTTTAACATAATCAGTACCAGGAGAAACAACCACAACATGATCAATAATTTTTGGTGTTGTATCTTGTGGATCCTTAATTGGATAATTTTCACCTTCAGAAACAATATAAACATCAACTATTTGTTGATAAGTAGGTGATTTTTCATCATAATCTACTACTGCTTTTGCAACAGCACCATATCCTTGCTTACAAGTGTCAACAATTTCAACAGATGGTTGTGAAGTATATCCAGATCCACCACTTTCCATATCAATACCAATAAGACTTCCAGTTGCTGCAGCACCTTCACCTACAATAGCACCTAAAATTGCCTTACCAATTGCACCTTTACCACCTCCACCAAAGATATTAATCTTCAGTCCAGCACACTCTAAAGGAGGACCAGCATAACATTTACCTAATGGACTACTAAATCCAGGATTAGATACACTTGGATTCAAGAAATCGAACATTCCCAAAGATCCAGATGCAATACTTAAATCTTGAATAGCACCCACTGCAGCATTAGATGATGCTTCAGCAGCATTAGCAACTTCTAATATCTTATCAACTGCAACTCCAACAATATTTTTAGGTCCCTTACCAATTACCCATGCTCTTACATTCTCTTTCGCTGCATCAAATACTGGAGTTGGGCAATCTATTACATTTGCAATACCTGATAATCCTTCTGCTGTAGAACGAAGAGTATCTGCAAGACTAAACCCACCTAATATTTTTCCAACACCGCCCATAAGTGGTCCCAACCCTTTCATAAGTCCACTAACTATATGATTAAATATTCCACCTATAAACTGATCACCAATACAATTCACAAAATTACTGACATTGTCTACAATTCCCTGCAATAGACCTTTGACAGTATCTAACATATTTTTTGCAACATTCTGAATAGCACAAGGTAAGAACTTCTGTATTGCACCAATACCTGGAACCATTGCATTTTGTGCTGCTGCTCCTGCTCTCTTCGCAGCACTTCTACTTTTAGTTGCTGCAAATACCATAGAATAAACTTGATCATATAGTTTTTTCAACCCACCATTTAATGCAGGTCCTAACTTCTTATAAGTGGAATTTACCATTGTTCCAACAATACCAGAAGTTAATCCAGTAATTTTAGGAGCAGCAGAACTTACCATAGCAGCAAGTTGTGATGGATTTGCACTCTGAACTCTGGTAACTAGATTACTAACTTCAGAACTTATCTTATCAATAGCAGCAGTTGTCTGTGTACTACCAAATACAACTTCAGCACCAATTGCTTGATTTAATGCTCTATTTGCTTTCCCAGTTGCATCTTCAATCTTTTTCGCTAATTCAACAGAAACTGGTCTAGGTGATCTCTGATTACTACTACCAGATTGTTCATTCGTTTCTGTTTTTGCAATTAAATAACCATCATTCTTTATCTTTTTAGTATATCCAGTATATGGTTGGAATGGTCCTTTATATTCATCACTAGGAGAATAACTAGTATTACCAAAAACACCCGTAATTACAGGTAGTTGTCCATCATCACCATCCAAAAAGAATCCTAATACACTATCACCAGGAGATAAACGAAGTGATTTTGCTCTATTTGCTTTACCAGATCCATCAGTAGGTGATAATAAGACTTGTGCCCAAGGTAAGTCTTCATCAGGTAATTCAACAATATTTTGAGGATGATACCCCATAATACGAACTTTAACCCTATTACCCCAAGCATCACCAATCTCATTTAATTGATCACCCTGCGAATCTTCAGGTGCAACTTGACCGATCCACCACTTGAATCCGTCCCTTCCTATAAAATTACTTTGTACTACTGATTCTCCAATCATTTTCCTTTAGGTCCTAGAGTATCTCTGAATAGAGTTAATTTTGTATACGATCCTGAAGAATCGAATTGATGACATAATTCCTTGATCATATATAATCCACTTTGATCTTCACTAACGTCAGTTCTTTTTTCCATATCAATTTTAGGAAATCTACATTTAATAAGAGTACCTACCCTTAAATTAGTATTTAACGGAATTAACATAGTGGCAGTATGTGTCATCAATAAATTATATCTCATCATTGATTGAGAATGTATTTTAGTTGGATCTGCGTTTTTTGGTTTATCTTGAACATCTTCTTTAGTTATCTTTGGAACCTTTTCCATTGTCCCAATATCCATAACAGCAGTTATATTTCTACTTGGAACATCACCTAAAGTTTTATCATCATTCTCACTTAATGCTGGTAAACTAATTTTTTCACCCATATTTTTAGTTTTTCCTGCATAATTCTCCAATTTAAATAATCCTTTTTCTGGATTAGTATATGTAAATGTTAATGGGTTAAAATATATTCTATGACTACAATAAGCACCCCTTTTTAATTTCTCCATCAAATCTTGATTTTTACTTGCTTGAAAACTAAGTATTTTAAAATCATTACTGGGATCATTTGCAATAACACCAGAAGAATATTCATAATCAGTTTCATATGGTTCATCATCAATTAATTGATCAATAGATTTAAAATTATATCCATCTTGTGTTTCAAAGAAAAAATATCCAGCAGTAGCATCTCCACCAGATACTGTTCCTGGAACACCTTTTGATGCTAACCACATAAGAACAGTAAATGGTTTTCTTAAATTACCAATAAACCCATATGGATTTTGAGTTTTATCACATATAACTTCCTTTTGAGTCTTCAAATACTTTTTAACTATATCTTTAACACTGTCTGATATAGAAGATGATGCTGGATATTTTTTACCAACTCTAGAAGTCTCATTAGTAATTGCTTCTCTAGGGACCAAATTTAACATAAAGGACTCTTGTTGCTCATCAATCATTACACCAGTAACACTTTTAACATGCCAATACAATGAAGATTTTGAAAAATCCAAACCTTTATTATTATCAGAATTACCAGCGATTTTCATAACAACTCTTTCACCACCTCTTAAAGGTAAACCATTATATATGGTGGTTAATTTACCATCCTTACCTTCTACAGTATTACCAGTATTCACAACAAATATAGTAGCAGTTATATTAGGAGAAAATAAATCCTCAAAATAACGAATCTGAATCACACCCTGACCTATATCAACAGTCTTACTACCATCTGCTGATTCTATTACAATTTCTTCGTAAATTGACTTATCTATTGCTGCCATTACGTAAATGCGGATTCTAATTCTTGAAGTGTTTTTATAGTACTATTTACACTAGATCCATTAACAACAATACTTGGACCACTCTTTTTACTCTTTGTAACAACTGGAGGTTGACTAGAACCAGAAGTAGATTCAGTATTCCTTATTATTATAGTACTTTTAGATTTTCTTTCTGGTGTAAATTTTTTACTTATACCTTCAATATCTTTAGTAAATTCCCCAATAGGAAAATCACGTAATTTATCGAATGGTAACTTATCAATCTGATCCATAGCAGTACTTGCACCAGACATCATTTCTTCAATATTTTTTTCATTAAAACTATCTTTAAAAGCATCTAAATCTATACTTTGTTTAGCTTGATTAAGAGCATTCATTGGAGACAATTTACCATCATTTAACATTGATAAAAATTCTTTATTTTTTTCTGCTATATTTTTTTGTATAACAAATTCACCTTTTGTCAATTTTGCAGGAATCTGATCAATACCACCGATACCTTTAACTTCACCACCCTTATTAAACATATTAAATTCAGCTTCTTGAGATTTATTTTCTTGTACTGCAGAATCAATCTCCTCTTGAGACAATCCTTTATCAGGATCAGGTTTTTTATTATTAGAATCTTCTTTTATAGATTCAGCATCTATATTATTTTTCTGCCCTTCAACTTTTTGGTCATCCTTTTGATCTATAAATTCATCTTTTTTCTCTTCATCGTTACCATCTTCAGATTTATTATCCTTTTCTTTCTTTTTATTTGGAAATAAATCTAGAAAATCCCACCATTGATTTTTTACTTCTTCCTTTTCACCATCAGTAAGATTCTCTTCACCATCCACTTCACCTTCAGATTCACCTTCAGATTCACCTTCTCCTTCCCCATCATTAGGATCTGGAAACTTTGTCCATGAATAATTATTATATGCTTGCTTTGGATCATTAAATACATTAAAGGAATTAATAATATCTTCATTTAATGATTCAAAACCTCTTTGAATTTCATCATTAGCTTTATTAATACTATCTCTATCTTCATCAAAATTATATCCTCTAATCGTAGTCAAAGAATTATTCAATACTGAAGCGATTCCTTCCTTAATACCACCAATCATACTTGTAAAGTTACTCAAAATATCAATAGTATTTTTTATATTTTTAATAGTATTTTCTGTAACCTTAATTATACCTGGTAATCTAGTTACCATCCAACCAAGTATAATAATTCCAAGAAAGTCTAATATCCTTCCAAGAAATCCTCGTGTACTCTTGGTAAGAATAGAACCTTGCCTTTTAATTACACCACCTACTGTTGAAGCTTCAATTTCATCTTCTCTTTGTCTTCTTCTAACAGCCTCTCTTCTTTTTCTAAAAAATGATTGTTCTTTACTAATTAAAGATCTTTTAAACTTATTATCTTCATCAATTTGAGCATTAATTTCAGATGCTTTCTTTTGAGCACCTTTCATACCTTTAGTAAAAGACGTGACAGACTTTCTTATACTATCAATACTGATAGAAGATTTAAGTAAAGAATTTCTAACTACCTTTATAGACATATTATACTGCTACTACTCCATAGAATTTTGATGCAAGTAAAGTAGGATTATCCATATTTGAAGAAGGTATTACTGGAAGAGAATTAGCCATATCAGTTCCAGATGATCCTGATGGTGAAGATCCACCACTTTGAGTATTAGTAGTACTCATATCAAGTATATTTGGAGATGGTTCTTCTAAAGAAGATATATTTTCTGCAACATTAACTTCCTTTTTCTTACCTTCAAATAAATCTCCCCTCTTATCAAAATCTGTCACACCAAAAGTTGCAAAGTCAGCTAAACCAGCAAGACCTCTCATAAAACCTTTAGGTTTTTCCTCCTCTATAGGACTAAACGCAGATGGCATTATATTTTCTCTTCCACCTGCATTTTGTATTATTTGTTCCTTGTCTGCTTCTGATAGAGATTCTTCTGAACCATTTTGAATATCCGTACCTTCCTTCTGAGTTCCTACGAACATACCTGTTATACCTTTTACAGCTTCAAAAGCAAACCAAGATTGTAAAAATTTACCTATTGGTCCTGCTTTACTTACATTCTGAACAATAATCCATGCTGTGGTTCCTGCACCACTTTTAATAATTGCAGGTCCTGCAGGTTCACCACCTAAAATATCAATTCCTGCATCTAAAGTACCAGCAGTAAGACCACCACCTGTTGTAAGACCACCCTTTGGAGTTGGTGTTTGTCCACTACCCTTTCCTTTACCAAAACCAAATAATCCTGCTAATGTCTTAAGAATACCACCAGAACCAATTTTAGCACCAGCACTAACAGTTGTCTTAACTATTTTTCCACCAGCAGCAGCATATATTGCATTCCATGCTACTTGTGCTGCTTTACCGAAAAGACTTGTTAAAGCCTTTATCGGTTTCATTATCATATTATTACCAATAACCCTGAAAATAGTACCAGCTATTCCAGTCAATACTCGTACTAATCCAGTTATAGCTAATTTAACACCAAGAAATATACCAGTAAGAGTTAATAAACCACCAATGACACCATCACGAATCTGATTCATTAAATCAATATTTCCATCAGATTTTGCTTTTAACCATTGAACTAATTTAGTACCTAACCATCCACCAACTATCTGTGTAAAAGCAGTAGCTAATCTACCTAAAGTAAATTGAGCCTTCTGTCCGATTGCTTCAACAGGTTTCATCAAAGAACTTTGTATTCTTCTCTCTACTGCACTTTCCTTACCTTCTCTTAATCCTTGTTCTGCTAATTGTGCTTCTCTAGCCTGTTCAGCAGCAGCTCTTTGTCTATCTAACTGTGATTGAAGTGCTAGATTGCTCTGTATATTAGATAATGAAAAATTTAATTGTCCAATTTGTTGAGATATTGATGCTAATTGTCCAGAAACTGACGATAATACAGATGTATTCTGACTTATTAAACTAGTTGTTTGTGGATCTGGTTGAGTAACAGCAGGAGTTGGGGCACCACCACCAGCAAAGACACTAGAAGAAACTGTTCTTCTAACTGCCTGTATTCCTCCTGATATTGGTGATTGTATCTCAGCCATTGTTTGCTTGTTGTGCTTTTAAATTTTCCTCCTCAATATACTGTTGTAGAAGAGAAAGGTAAATTTCTCTTTCCCACGGGATCATATTTTCTAGCTCTGTCAAGCTATATTTATGATGTTGCATCAAGGCAAAATTAATTTTATAGTATGACTCAAGATCCTCATGAGACATACTTACCCGAAAAAACTTTGCAAACCCTCCAAAACAACTTCACTTTCAACCTTTGTATTGGGATTTATAATTTTAATTTTATGAGATAGTTTAGGCATAGTCTCAAAGAAAGATTCAATTTCTTTAAATTGTTTGGAATTTAATTGTTCCACAAATTGAGATAATTCTTTTTTTGTACAATCAGATGAATTCCAAGATTCCTCTTCAGAATAAACTTGTTCAATACAAGAAGCAATCAAATCAAAAGTATCATCAACATTAATATCACCAGCCGTAGAAAAATTATTTTTAATAAATTCATCTAATGATGGATATTTCATTCTTAAAGTATAATCATTATCCAATTTAATATCTCTATTATGATTATCACCTATTTCAATTTTTATATCATCTAAATTAATAAGAGTTGGAACTTGTGTTTTTCCATCATCTGGACAAGTAACCATAACTTCAACATCTTCACCGATAGATTTTCCTCTAATATTAAGAAAAAGATATTCAATATCAAAAGTTGATAATTTTTCTACTTTAATTCCTCTAGATAGAATGCAATTTGAAATAACATCTTTTACTGCATTAGCAATTTGAGTAGTGTCTTGACTCTCCATTGCTAATATTAAAATCTTTTCTTCTTTTACAAGAAATGGTCTAAACTTAACCTTCTTTTTAGAAGATGGTATAACCAACTCATAAGAAGGTGTTGCAATTTTTGGTAAAGGCATAATAAACTATAACAAGTCGTAATTTATATAGGTAGGTTATTTAAATTTAAATTTTATAAGATGAGATAACATCCCCAGAAATAGGTCTATCATTCCAAAAATTATCATTAAGATATTGTGGAACTTTTATTCCTGTATCTGTTAAAGATGAAACTTTGTTCCAGGGAACTTTAGATTCTGAAGGAGGTTTATCATAAACTCCAGGATCATTTAACTTATTATAATTAAGAGATGTCTTCTTCTCTAATGTACTTTTTTCTCTAGTACCAGCATAACTATTAAGATCAATCATTTTATCTCTTTCTAATGAAGTAGTTCCACCAGCAACATATCTATCATAACTAAATGAACAAGTTGCTTTTAAGACTTGAGAATTTTGATATTGTACTCTGGTTGAACTTAAATTCATTGGAAATAAACCAATAAATTTATATTCCATATATTGTCTATAATTCTTTTCAAATTTAATTATTCTAGTTTCATTTGACTTATATTCTTCAGGATATCTCATTCTAAAATAATAATTCTCATCACCAGGATATTCCTGTCCACCATCAGAAATATAATCCATCCAATGTTCCAGGAACTTTAATGATTTATATCCATTATCAACATAAAACTCTAGTTGAATTTGAGTAAATATTCTAGTATGTGCCATCTGCTCAACAACACCCTGATAATCACCTTGTGCTGGAATATTTGCTAAACTACTTCCAGGTAATGATGCACCAGAACAAAGTAATCCAATAGTCTCAAGACTAAATCTAGTATCAACACCTTTAGCTCTTAAATGATCCCTCAAACTACTAGCAGGTAATCCAAATTGAACAGAATAATGTGATGTTTGAGCAACATTTTGAAATGTTGGTAGAATCTGCGATATTTTCTTCGGTATCGGTCTACGCACTCTAAATATTTAATATGATTAACATAGTTATTTAGATGGCTTACAAAGGAAAGTATTATCCATCATTCCCACGAAAATATAAAGGTGATCCCACTAATATAATATTTCGATCATTATGGGAAAGAAAGTTCATGGTCTACTGTGATAAAAATGCTAATGTTTTAGAATGGAACAGTGAAGAAATTGCAATACCATACCGTTCACCTCTTGACAATCGTGTGCATAGATACTTTCCAGACTTCTATATGAAAGTAAAAGAATCTAACGGTATCATTAAAAATTATATTGTTGAAGTTAAACCACTAAAACAAACTACTCCTCCAAAGAAACCAAAGAAACAAACAAGAGGTTATATCCGTGAAGCATATGAGTATGCAAGAAATCAAGCAAAATGGAAAGTTGCAAAAGAATTCTGCAAAGATAGAAGATGGGAATTTAAAGTGATAACCGAAAAAGAACTAGGTATCAAATAATGGCAGAAAGAGAAACTTTTCTACAAGGTCAGAGAAGAAAACTAGCAGAACAAAGAGGAAATAGAATTACTCCAATTCTAGATGAATTGATAGGTACTGAAAATCCTGATGATCTAGCAGTAGAAATTCTTAATGTATTATCAGAAGGTGGTAAAGTTCCTCAATCAGGAAATTATTATGTATTTGTTTATAAACCCAAAACACCTCTAATACAATATGATGCACATCCACTAGTTGCTGTATTTGAAGTTCTTGAATGGGGATTTCGTGGATTAAACTATCATTGGGGTGAAGTTAGGAATTATACATGGAATGAAGTAGTTGGTGGACTGTATAAAGTAACTGAAATGGAGTTAAGATCTTTAAGAACAATTCCTTTTGCAAGATTCAGGCTAAATAGTTGATAATCACAAATAAGGTCGATAATGGCAATGGGAACCTGGCGGGTAGATCCTGTCGAAAATAGAAAATTACAAGTAGAAAGTGGAGTCGATAAGAGTAAACTTCTAGGAACACCAAAACCTCTTCCTAAAAAGAAAATTACAGGTGGTACAGAGCAATCAAAAACAAAAAAATCAAAACCAGTTGAAGATACAGTACTTCGATATCCATATAATGCAGCAGAGCAATCAAGAGATTCTTTAGTAATTAAATGTATAGAATATATACCTCCAATGAAAAGTGCTGCTAGTGGAATAACTTTTGGTGGTCAGGAAGTTCAGGACTTTAAAAATGAGAAAACTGGTGAGATAAGAAAGGAAGTTGTTACATCTAGTAAAGTAGACGGATTAAAATGGAATTTTGGTCAAAGTGCTGGTCAAAGAAGCACAAGTAAAAAAAATGAGAAAGTAAAATATTATGTAAAATTACCAATACCACAAAACGTTAATGATAGTCATGGCGTTACTTGGGGTGAAAGCACAATGAACCTATTTGAATTAGTGGGTTTACAAGCTGCCCAGAACTTTATGGAAGATCCTGGAAAAGCTGTAGAACAATATACTAATGCATTAAATCAATTAGACGCTGAATCTTTAGGATTAGATGATAGTGTAATGAAAGGTTTCAGAGCAGCAGTATCTGGAACAGCATTGAATACAATAGGTTCAAATGTTACTGCAGGTGCTGCTCTAGCAAGATCAACAGGACAAATTCTTAATAGTAATAGAGAATTACTATTTGAAGGTGTTAGATTAAGATCCTTCCCATTCAATATACAATTCTCACCAAGAAGTTCTCGTGAAGCAAATCAAGTAATGAGAATTATAAAAAAACTTAAACAATCAATGTCACCTAAAAAAGGTGCAGGATCAGGATCAGAAGGTGGAACAGGAGTTTTCAATAAAAGTGGTGGTCAAAATTCTGGTGGAATGTTTATAAAAACACCTGATATTTTTACATTAGAGTATAGACAAGGTAGTGCTAAACATCCATTTTTAAATAGTTTTAAAACATGTGCTCTAACACAACTTAATGTAAATTACACTGGAGCAGGAACTTGGGCTTCATATAATAATGGATCACCAGTAAAAATTATCGTAGATATGACATTTAAAGAAATAGATCCTGTATATGCAGAAGATTATGATGAAATAGAAAGAGGAGTAGGTTACTAATGGGATACTTTAGAGAGCTACCTAATGTAGCTTACCAATCACCACTTGGACATAAAATTTCTTCAACAGAATATGTTCTTATAAAAAATTTATTCAGAAGAACAAAATTATTAGATTATCTTGCAGATAAAGCAACCTTATTTAATAAGTTTGTAATTGGTGAAGGTGATAGACCAGATACCATAGCAGATTATTATTATGGTGATCCTGAACTAGATTTTATAGTTTTATTGACTTCAGGAATTACAAATATAGTTGATGATTGGCCTCTAGGAGATCATGATCTATATGAACATACTCTTAATAAGTATGGTACAACTGCAAAAATGAATGAAATCCATCATTATGAAACCAAAGAAATAAGAGATGAAAACAACAGATTAATTTTACCAAAAGGTTTAATAGTTGATTCTCAATTTAAAATAGATGGTCCTGGCAAAAAGTATAGAGCAAGTGGTGCAGCACCTATCACATGGACAATGATTGCTGATGAAGGTAATATTACATTAACTAATGACGAATTATCGGTTGCGACTAATAATATTGCATATTATGTAACTAATTTTGATTATGAAATTATAGAAAATGAAAAGAAAAGAGAAATTGATCTATTAAGACCTGAATATGTACAACAATTCTTATTAGATTTTAGAGAAATAATGCGATATGATCGAAACTCTCAATATATTAGTGATAAACTTATAGGAACGGAAAATACAAGAATAGTTGGACAATAAAAAAGGGGGTGGTTAACCCCCTTTCTTTGTATTATTCTGCTAGTTTAGCAAAATAGGATAACGTATCATCCTCTTCATCGGTTGCAGTAAC